TTCATAAATTTTTAACGGGTTTATTCATTGAACTTGACAATAATTTTCACCGTCTCTTTCTTAATGCATTTACAGGCAGATACAGACAATTCCTCTCTCTTTTTACGGGTTTCGTTACCAATGACCTCTTTTCTCTTACTGGTGCTGTTTCTGGTGTTCATATCTCTTTCAATGTCTTCATAATTGGTCTCAATAAATTTCAATATATCATTTTCAATAGCCCACTTGAAAAAATTCAACTGTCCGAGAGTGGTCTCCATATATTTATCTTCACTATATGGTATGCTTATGCGTTCCCATCGACAGAACGGATCAAACAGCAATTTACGGTAAGCCTTTAAAGATAATTTGTATTCATTATACACCTTGAACCGAGTAGTCGCTTCGTCGCCATTTTTACCCCTTTCGTCTCTATCTTTTATTTCATAAACCGTGTAATATTTTTTCGCATAATTGGTGACAAACCAATCCACAATACGAAGCGATATTTTAGATTCCCCGTTAATGATTTTCATCATCTTATTGAGGTTCTGCTTATCCTTGTAATATTCCATAAGATTATTCAATAACAAATCTTTTTGTGTATGAATAGTAGAACTTGTTGTTGCCATTATTATACTTGATACTGGATATTATTTTTTATATTTCTTTTTATATAATTACTTTTTACATAAAAAAAATGACGGATATAATAAAAGTGCACGGTTTCAATGTTTCCTTACTAAAAATCAGGTGGGGGGATACATATTATAATACTTAACCTCTAAAACGCGGTCTGTCCCACGTGTGGGACGGATCGCGTTTTTAAGAGGTATACCTCCACCCGATTTTCCTTATGGAAAATCGGGCACGAACGCGGGTGTTAAAATACCCGCGTTCTGGAGGTTAATACATAACTTGCTCTATAATTTATACCATTCCCATAAATAATGTTTTTTGATTTTGTCTTACAACAATTACTACGTAGTTTTTACTTAATTTTTTTTCTGGGATTGGATTTATATTTTCGTTGAACACGGAATATATAAATTTATGTGTTATGTTTTCGTCATCATATACTTTTATACTTACATCAATGTTTTTTAAGTTTTCTAATTTTTTTAGGACCCTTTCTTTTATGTTATTGATAATATAATGTGAATACTGCTTTTCGGTTTCACAAGAAAACTCTATTTCCTTTATTTCATTTGCCTTTACGAACCTATAACCAAAATAATCAATATAGTAAAATACAATTGCTGTGATAAATTTCATTCCGTTTAATATAGAAATACTCACTATCATTGTTTATAATCAATTTTTTACATACAAGACAATTTACTTCCCAGTCTTCTATAATAATGATTGTTATATAAGACATTTTTATCTAATGATTTTGCCAAAGTTTTATCGCTCATTTGTAGTGATTTTATGCAGTCATATTTGCAGACGAATTCTTGAAGTAGATTTTGATTAGCGTCATATTGACCCACTCCTTCTTTATATAATAGTGGTTCTCTTCCGTTGTTTTTTTGGACGAATTGTTCTCTCAATTCATCGGGGCATTTTTCGTAGAGAATATAATAATGTCCCCTCGCCACCGTGTCATTTTTTACTGGTGCGTCTAATCCTGATGCTGATTCATATCCGTTTTGTAATGATGCTGTTTTCCTATCTAGATACACATTGAGAATTTCCGTTTTTTCTTGGTTCAATTTTGCTATATAGCCTACTACTTGAGGTTTGGTTTGTCTCGTTTGTTTCAACGATTTTAACATTTCTTCAGGGTTCTCGTTGCGTTCTACATAAAGCCACATGAACCCATTATATACTGTATTCTCGGTGACGGCTTTTTGGATACTCGGGCGTTTTAATTTAAAGTTGGATTCTTTGAGGGCTTCATTCACAGTTTCATAGATTTTATTAATTTGTAATGTTTCAGGATTGATTTCTAATAGGCGCGGTCCTACTGTTTGTTTTATTTCGTTGAACCCTGTTGTTATTTTTGTTTGTGAAGAGGGGGTGATTTTTTCAGTTATTTCATTGATTTGTTTCTGCATTTGTTGTAAGATAATATTTTGAGGATTATATTGTTCTTGTATAGAGATAATAGGCGTGGGTTCTACATATAATTTTTGTTCTTTGAGCGCTTGTGTTAGTTGTTGAATCTTATATTCTAATTTCTCATTTTTGAGTTCCAATAATTCAAAATCCGCACGGGTGTATTCGTTGAATGTTTTCAGATTATCTTTGATGAGACGAATTATCATATCGTAAGACAATCCTCCCCCCACCAAGAACAATTCTATTTCTTTTTCATGTCCTTCCAATTCGTTATATCTAAAATCTCTAATTTTTTCGTTTGAATGAATAAATCTCTCAAAATCACCACTCTTCAATACTGAAAAACAATCTAACAATAAACATTCTGGATAATTTTTTTTATGTTCATCGTAACGGGCTCTAACGCCTCTTGTAGATTGACCAATCTTCAATATATATTTACCGTCTTCAAATGTTTTCACTTTTATAATATACACGAGAGAACCAGACGAAGCGAATTCTCTTAATAGCAATTGTTCTCTTTGCAATACTTTTTCTTTTTCTAATGTGGATTTATTGTTGGTTTTTATTTGTTCTAGTTGTTGTTTTAATTCATTACTTTCTTCTTGGACTATTTCTTGTAAAACACCTTCTAATTTTACAAAATATTCGTGTATTTCTTTCGCTTTTTTTGTTTCGGCTTTTATACAAAATAGCTTGAATGTATTAATATTCAATAAAATAGTTTCTTTATTATGACCACCACGCCCTTCATTTTTTTGCTTTCTTTCAAGAGAAAGCATACTTTTGAAATCTTTCTCAACTATAAAAAATTTTTCTAATAGTTCTTTTGCTCTTGCTTTTTGAGAAAACCCCAACCATTTCCAGACATTATCCAAATCTATAACATAATCATTAGTGGGGTGATAATTTAAGTAGCAATAAAAAGAAGAAACAAACATTTGCTGTTCTAATTCACTGAATTTATCCTTAATTTTTATTAAAAATTTGTTATTGTATTCATTAGACAAACGGCTAATAGGATTGGTTTCAATAAGTGTAACAATATTAAAAGAGTTATCCATTGGATATAGATAATAATGTAGGTATTCTTTATATTGCTTTTGGTTTTATATAATAAAATCAAAATAATTACTTTTGTTTTCATATTATAAAAGTAATTATTTTGATTTTATATAAAATTGATTTATAAAACAATATAAAGAAACCATACCATACATTATATAAAAACGCTATAGAATGAAATGTATTGCAAAAGACCGCAATAATAATAACTGTCGTAATAAATCTATTGATGAAACTCAATTTTGTAAATTTCACTCTTATATGTGTAATTATACAGAAGAAATGATTTACAATATTAAATTGTGTAGTGGATGTAAAAAAATGTATTATTTTGAAGGTGAAAATAGAACTTGTGAAAAATGTAAAATAAGAGCAAATAAAATTAGAGAAAAACAAAAAGAAAATAGAATTTTATGTAAAAAAAATGGTTGTAAATATAAAAAATGTAATGAAAATGAATACTGTAAATTACATCAAATTTGTTTGTTGGAAAATGAAACTAAAATAGAAAATAAAAAATTATGCACTAACTATATTCGTGGTTGTAGAAATAAACTAGATGAAATCTATACTTTTTCAAAATGCGAAAATTGTTTAAGTATTGATAGAGAAAAAGATAATTATAAAAGAAATTTGGCAAAAACAAAAAATAATACAATATGTCAAAACATAAAATACTGCACCACTTGTTGTAAAGAATATGAAATAATAATGTTTGAGGGTATAAAAGGACAAACTACTTCAACTTGTAAAATGTGTAGAGAACAAAATAAAATTCAAGATTCTAAAAGAAACAAAGAAAATAGGAACAAGTTAGCTAGAAAAAGAGTTTTTGTAAATTATACAAAATGGGCGAAAGACCGAAATATTGAATTCTCTATTTCAAAAGAAATATTTGAAAATATCATAAAAATGAAATGTTTTTATTGTGGTGTTTTACCTGATGATGAATTCAATGGAATTGATAGAGTAGATAATAATATAGGTTATATTCATAATAATTGTGTTAGTTGTTGTAAAATGTGTAATTATTTGAAGGCAGACATTCGTAAGAATATATTTTTATGTAAAGTAGAACATATTTTGAAATATAACAGTAAAATAGAAAACGGAAATCTACATCCTGAACTATTTGCGAATCATAATACAATTTTATTTAACAATTATATGAAAAATGCTTTAAATCGTAGAAAAGAATTTAAAATTAGTGAAGACGAATTTAATATCATAACTGGTAAAAATTGCTATATTTGTGGAAAAATGCCAAGCTCATTACACAAAAATGGTATAGACCGCTATGATAATAATATAGGTTATATATTAGAAAATTGTAAATCTTGTTGTGGTGATTGCAATTGGTTAAAAAATAAATATAATTATGAAGAATTAATAAATAAATTTACAATGATTTATAATCACTCAGTATTAACTTTATAAATAATTATAAAGGGCGTGTATACTATACACATCCTTTAAATACTTATAATCCCTACCATAATATAGGTTGATTTATTTTTCTTATTATAATATATCCTACTTTTTGCTCTTGTGATTGCAATACCAAAAATAATTTATAATAAGCAAAAATTATAAATTATTTATTTCTTTTTTAAATAAGAAAAACATAAATACAAAATAAAACGCGTAATGATGGTTGGTGTTGTACGCTTAATTGCTATAAGCAACACCCGCCCTCGTATACCCATAAGTTTCCCTATGGGGATGGACTGTATCTTAACCCGACTCTGGTTGCTTAGACCTTCATCATCGAGCGATTACCGTTCAGTCTCTGACGGCTATCCATAGGCTAGCAAGACGCCCATAGGATATTACCATGCGGATTGCCCAATCCTCAACATTATTACGATACCGGAGTTCTTTTCTCCGCCATGTATTGGTTTCCCGAATACACTTCGTAGTTGAGGCTCTAAGGGGTTTCCCGAACAACAAGTAATCTTGCAAGGTTTTTAACCTTACTAACAACTGACCGTTATAGTAACAGGGGTACAAACGAAGTTTCCACAAACAGGGCCTGTTTGTTTGTGGCGTGTTGTTTTTTGGCACATTTTTAAATATTTGTTTATGCCTGACATTACGCGAAGCACGTTGTAATTGACTGCATAGACACGCACTTTAGCAGTGGCGGTTCCAGTAACAGTGGGGGAAGAAAGGACAAGCTGGAGAACAGCGTTGTCAATTCTGGAGAAGTTGCATGAACCGCTTGGCTGGTGTTCCTCGGGGCGGAGCGCAAAGGAATACACGTTGATACCGGTGTCGGGGTTACGGGTGTGGTGTTGGTAAGGTTGGACGGTGTCAAAGTAGGAACCCTCACGCTCAGAGAAGCGGTCCTGGCCGTTAAGCTGGAGCTTAGCGGTGACGACAGGGTTATCACCCCAGCAGTGCATGTCAAGGGCGGACTCCGCAAGAACGAAGGTTCCGGCATCAGAGACAGCAGATCCGGTAATGGCACCACCGTTGATTCCAAAAGCAGTTCCGGCAACACCTGCACCCCAAGCCTGATTAGCAGCAGGGGCAGAGGTGAACACATCCTCAGCACCAGGCATCTGGAAAAGACCAGTGGAGCCTTGGATGAAGGCATTAGAGCCAGAAGTCTCAGCAGGTCCTCCGAAAGCGTGGACCGCAGGGGGAAGAGCATCAATGGCGTCAGTGTAGTTGAAGGGCTGAGCACCAAGGGTCTTGTAGAGGACAGAGGTGGGGTCAAGGGAAGCGCAGTAATCCACGTTGGCATCAGGTTGCACAACCCAAATTAATTCTTTGCAAGGATGGTTGAAGTTGAGTTTGATCTTGTTAGAACTTGAACCAACACTCTCGTCACCAGTGAACTGAACCTGTTCTATGAGGTACTCGTGGGGGTTCTGTGCCATCTTGCGTCTCTCGTCAGTGTCAAGGAAAACATAGTCAATGTAGAGAGAAGCAGCCACAAGTGACTGCTGGTAAGCAGCGGTAACAGAGTTAGCACCAGCAGTGGTGGTGGTGGAGATATCATTCACGGCCCAGAGGCACTCACCAATGGGGCGGAAATCAATGTTGAACTTAACCTCGTGATACTGTACGAATCACGTATACCCTCCCTTTCGGGATATTTATCGGCATTCAAATATTTTCAACATTAAAAATATAAGAACATAGCCGGGACTAGACTTTACCTTAAGTCTTCATTGAGAATGATTAGTTCTCTCAGACCCACTATCATCAAGTCGTTGAACCTTCATCATACCCTTATCATAGCGGGGTTAGATGCTTGGCTGCGGATTATCTATTTCAAATGTTTCTTTCAAAACATTTTCATACGAGGGATTGTTACCATACCTGAGTTTTAATCTCAGCCACTGTAAAGTTTCCCTTACAGTTTGGTACCCCAAAAATTGATTATTTTTTTTTATTAAAACGAAAAATATTAACAATATTATTAAAATAATAATATTAAAACATTTTTAAATCAATTTTTTACGTCTTTAAGAAGTTCCCGCAATTTGGTAGTGTTGCCACTATTCAATAACAAGTGACTAGCATCTGGGTTTGATGAAACATAGTTTCATCCCGAGACCACAACATTTTTTCCCTAAAGCGTTGCTCGGATGCTTTAGGATGGATACTTTTCTGCCCTACAGATTTTAAGGCAATAAGGGGGAGAGCAAGTCCAGGGGACTTGTTGAACCAGAACTGAAGAGGAATGTAGAGGGTGGTCTCAGGAAGAGCGTTTCTGGGGGCGCAAACCTGGTTAGGTCCGCCAGAAGAAGCGCAAGGTCCAGAGACAGCGGCGAAAGCAGGGTCGGTGATATAGGTAAGCTGGGTGGTGTGACCAACCATCTTGTAGTATCCCTTAAGCTGCTCAGAGGTCATGGTAAGCTGGTTCCAGATGTGCATCCAGTCACCATACTGACGATCAATTCTCTGACCACCAATCTCAACCTCCACCTGGGAGATAAGCTGCTCACCAGGGAAATCTAACCAACGGGCGAAAACACCGGAACCGGATTTCTTCATGTCCTGGTTAATCTCAGGGAGAGTCACCTGGAGGTAGGTTCTGTAAGCAAGATCACCGTTTCTGCTGATGGTGACAGTGACACGACGGCCAAAGTCAGCCTGACCAGAGAAGGTCTGCTCAATGCTCTCCATAGCAAAGTTGGTGTGTCTACGGTAAGACACCTTCCAGAAAGTAATTTCAGGAGTTCCGGTGAGGAAAACATCCTGTGCGCCATCATTTATACCGTCCGTTTCCGGATATTTAATTTTATATGAGGAACATAATGCCCAAACAATATAAAATTACGGATTAGACTATATCTTAAGCCATCATTAGAGGTGATTAATCTCTTCAAGCCCATTACCGTTTAGTCGTTGAACCTTCCTCGTGTCCTTATCATAGCGGATTTAGAGGCTTGGCTGCGGGTTGCCTATTTCAAAACAATATTCTAATAAATAATTTTGAAAAGTATTTAAAAGAATATTGTTTATCATATGTAAATTTTTTACTATACCTAAGTATTGTTCTTAGCCACAATTTATTTTAATAAATTGTTTAGTATTTACATCTTTAAGGGTTTCCCGTCAATTTGGTAATGTCGCCATTTATTTAATTTCAATAAACGACTAGCATCTTGGTATGATTTTTAAAACAATTTTAAAAATCCTGAGACCACAACAACAATTTTCTCAAAATAGTGCTCAGATATTTTGAGTTGGATACTTTTGTGCCCTATGACGAGTTAAATTAAGGCAACTAGTTGCATAAGTCCTCCAGCCATCGATTGATTATATACTTACAAAAGAAAAAAATTTCAGGATTTTGCTAAATAAATAATTTGTGATTTAATTTATTAAGTTTTTAAATAAAAATACTGCTTAAAAGTTAATTATTATATTGTTATTTTTTTTATAACTTTAAAACTCATTAACAGTTATAAAATAACTGTATTTTTTCTATTGTTTTTTCTGTTATATTTTCAGGGTTTAGCCAATATTGTATTTGTTCTTTTAATATTAATAATCTTTGAATCCATTCACGTTCTTTATCCGCTCTAATACAACATATTCCTTTTTTATTAATACCCCAACAAGATGATATTTTTTTATTATTATTTATATAATCATCAGGATTAAATCTAATAAATACTAATGGCCTATGACTATTATCTTGTGATAATTCCATTATTCTTTTATTTTCACAAGTAGAATTATAATTAATATGTTGGTTCTCATCTATTTCAATAATTATTACTTGATAACCTAAGTCTAACAGCATATCAGGTCTTCTACTTGAACAACCATTTTGAACTTTTTTATCTAAAACCCAAGAAACATCTTTAAAGTTTTCTAAAACAAAATCTACTACATATTTCTCCTTTGTTTTATAATTTAAAACTGTAGGTTTATTTGGAAATGTAAATATAAAACATCTATAACAATAACCCTCGTAATTTGGATTATAAACCTGAGTATTACAAAGATGTGTTTTACATACCCTATGAATAACATTAATCATATCTTCCTTTTTACAATTAAAACAATAAAGAGGGGATAATCCTTCATAATTGTAACAAGGAATTTTTCCACAACCACATTTATTATTCTTTACATTTACCATATCACTTTTTTTACAATCAAAACAAAATTTTGGTGTTAAACCTTCATAATTAAAAGATGCAACCTTATTACATAAACACTTAGAAGACCTAACATCAACCATATTTTCTTTTTTACAATCAAAACAAAATAATGGTTTTAAACCACCAAAGTTAAATGTAGGGAATTTACCACAATTGCACATTTTATGCCTCGTATTTATCATATCTTGTAATTTACAATTACCACAAAATTTTGGTGGTTCTTCTTTATAATTATATAATGCTTGTTTTCCACAAGAACATTTTACACCACTCCTAACATCAATCATATCCTCTGTTTTACAAGAGACGCAACATATAGCAGTTAAACCCGATAAATTATAAGACACCCTAATACCACATTTACAGCGCTTATCCTTTGTATTTACCATACCTTCTAATTTACATTTTCCGCAATATAAAGCCCTCTCGCCTTCGTAATTGTATCTTGCACATTTACCGCAACTACAATTAGTCATTTTTATAGTTTATTATTTTACTATAAATAAATATTTCAATTTTATAGATTTTACTAAAATTTTAAAAGGTATTGCGTGAAATGCAGCACCCCCGTCAATTACATCTGTTTAATAAAGGTATTATAAATAATCTATATCCTTAATCAATTACATCTGTTTAATAAAGGTACTATGTGGAACCTATACCCTTATTCAATAAAATATCGCTCCGCCAACTTACGGAGCGAACAAATGATACAAAAGGTGGTCAAAATAAAGAAACTATTATGCTTACTATTGCGTCTGTAGGAGGCGGAGACCCTACGACCCTCTTATTAACAATAAAATCTATCTAAAAACAATATAAAGAATTATTACCTTATAATACTTATAGAATGGAAATTCTAAAAGCCTTCTCTCTTTACGATAAAAATTATGAGATAAACATTATTGGGACGCCTGAAAATCCTCTTTTTCAAGCAACTCAAATTGCAAAATTATTAGAAATAAGGAATATACATTCAAGTATATGTAATTTTGATATTGACGAAAAGGTCCTCCGTCCCACGGATACCCTTGGTGGTCCTCAAGAAATCGCATTTTTAACTGAATTAGGGCTTTATCGTTTATTGGGTCGTTCTGCTAAACCGATTGCAAAACAATTTCAAAAATGGGTTGCAAATGTTATCAAAGAAATTAGACTCACGAGTGAATATAAACTCAAAGAACAAAATGAAATAGATAAAAATCTAATGAAACAACAAAATAAATTGGTAAGACATAATACATTACTACAAGCTTATGCAAACAAAAATGTGGTTTATCTTTGTAAAATTAAAGACCAACCTGAAAATAAATTTATTGTAAAATTGGGTTCATCACAAGATATAAAAACAAGAATTGCTAATATTTCAAACACATATGATAAAAATACATTATTATTAGATATTTTTGAATGTTCTAATTATGTTAAATTAGAAGGATTTTTACATCAACATGAGTTTATATCACAATATCATTATAATTTACAACTTGATAACAAAATAAAAACAACTGAAACTTATTTAGTTAACGAATCGCAGTATAATTATTTCTTGAAAATAATTAAAGAAAATATACATAAATTCAACGATACACTTACATTTGAAAATTTATTACAAACAGAAGAAGAAATCCGTAAAACAGAAGAATTGGTTATCAAACGAAGAGAACTTGATATTGAACTTAAAAGATTAGATTTAGAATTACAGAAATTGAAAACAGTTGAAACCACAAATAATCAAACCGAAACCCACAATGATATTGAATTTGAGGTTGATGATTATATTATCAAAAAGAGAAACAATACCAGAAGCCCAAAAGTATTTCAATATTCCCCAGAAGAACCCCATAATTTGATAAAAATCTATGATTGTGAAATAGATGTATCAAGAGAAAACCCAACTTTTTCATCAAACGGTATTAAACACGCATCAAAAGATAGAACTATTTACAAAGGCTACCGATGGCTTTTAGTAGATAGAACCTCAACAGAAACGCCTGTATTAGAACCTACCATCGTAATTAGACAACAAGAGATTGATTATGTAGCAATGCTTGATGTAAAACAACAAATGATTGAAAAGGTCTATTCGTGTCAAAAAGAAGGTGCATTAGATAATGGATTAGCGGATTGTGGCGTTTCAACTATTTCACGAGCAATCAAAAATGGAACAAAAAGTTGCAATCGTTATTGGAAAATGTGGAAAGATTGTTCTAAAGAAATGCAAGATGAGTATTTAAAAACAAATTCTTTACCAGAAAAATTTGTTTCAAAGAATGCTTTGAAAGTTATTCAAATAGAACCAAAAACAAAAAAAGAGGTGGCTGTATTTTATTCAAAAACAGAGGTTCTCAAAAAATATCAAATGGGAATGATGAAATTAAATCAAGTATCTCGTGAAGAAGAAATATATAAGGGGTTTCTTTGGAAAATTGTAAGGGAACCGTAGGTTCCCTACAAAATTGAATAAAAACCCCATAAATAAACCAATTACAAATAACCCACAATATAATATAAAATGAAAATCGGTATCTTCGGACCCCTATGTTCTGGAAAATCCACTTTGGCGAATTACATCATTTATTATATGGAAGCCACTTATTACGAAAAATTCACAAAATTTTCATTTGCGTCAATGATTTACCAGATTGCGTATAATCTCTTTGATATGAAAGAAAAAGACCGGAAATTACTCCAAGATATTGGCAGAAAAATGCGAGATATTGACGAAGACATATTTACCAAACATACAATGAAAATATGTAATCAACCTAACACAAATGTCATCATAGAAGACGCCAGATTATTAAACGAATTTAATGCGATGGTAGAGAACAATTTCCTTCTTATCTATCTGGAAATTTCCCCCGAAAAACAAATAGAACGCATTAAAAAAACCTACCCAGACAATTATCAACAACATATAGAGAACCTACACCATTCATCCGAGCAAGAACTCGCAAAACTGCCGAGAGATAAATTCCATTTAGTGATTGATATGGATACACAAGAAGAAAACATACATACTATTATAGAAGCGTTCATTACAGAAAAATTACAAAAAACACTACTGTAAAATTGATAGGGACATTCGTTTAGTATATATTTATATGTCAAAGTATATAATAAACTATGTTTGTAGTTATTGAATTTACCAATTACAGAAAAGAACAAAATATAATCATTCATGGTTACTCGTCTGAACTCACAAAAGCAGTTGAACATGCAAAACAATTATGTTCAAGTCAGGTCAACCTCCAGAACGCAAATGATTATATCTATAAAATAGAAAATTTGGATGATTGTGAAAAACTAGAAGTGTACATAAACTTAATAAACGCACCCAATTCCAAAGTTTTACATAAGTTTTTTATGACCGAAATTGAAAGAACCACTAATGAACAATGTGAAACTATATGCAAAATGATAACAGACCAAAAAGAGATTTTAAATAAAAACGATATTACTTTAAACCAATTACTTGATTGTTTTAATGTTTCTCAAAAAAATAAAAATATAATAAAAGAAGATTACTGTTTGGATGACAAAATAGGACATGAGATTGATATGCAACGGTATTTTATTGATTATCTTAAAATGAACGGTTATGGTTATTTAAAAGGCGTTTTAGAATACGAAACAAACTATTTTGCACAAGTATTTGGTGTGGTTCAGATTGGGTCTCTATGATGGCGTATAAAGTTTGATAATCTTGGGTTTTGTTAACTGGGTTTGTAATATTTCAACAACCTCATCCCATTTTTTATTTATTGTTTTTCTTGTAATTTTATCTATATCCATCTCTATTTCCCATTTTTCTTTGGGAAACAAATAAATAAAATCAGGGGTCCTATTTATTATTACAGTTAGTTCTTGTAAAATCGTTATTATTCTGGTAACTACAGCGTTTAATGAATTCGGGAATTCCATTTCACCGTCTTCCAATAGCCATTTCAAAGACCAAGATTGACAAAAAATATCATTCCCTAAATAGCTTTGAATACTTTTATCACCACCTGTTTTAACAATTTCATATGAATACTTTGGCTTGTATTTTTTTATTATTTTTTGCAAATCCTCGTAAAATTCATCCTCTGAATATTCCCCTTTTTTATTCACAGGATGCCATGCAGGGTCAAAAATAGTCATTTTATTATCCTTGAAAGTATACGCACATAAATGGACGTTTCTGTCTTCTGTTGATGTTTTTATAAATATAGTCCCCTTTGAACCTTCTGGTAATTTGAAACCACTATTTACAAATACATAATTATCGTATTTCTTATTCTCTGTAATTATATTCAAATATTCTTTGGGAATATACAATATTGTCGGGCCGACCGTGTATTTTCCACCTTCGTTATTATGTTCTACTATGTTTTCTCGTATTTGTAGATGGGTTATTAACCGGCGAAATATTCGTATATGTGTATTTATTTCATCCAGTGATATATTTTTTGAGCGACTCATTATAGTGTTTATTGACAAAAAAATAGGGACCTGATCCCCTCTACAAAATTGAATTATGTTATCTAGTAATGTCCATTACCAACAAACGACCAATGAATGGAATAAAACTATTTGAACGTATAAAACAAGCGTCTACATTTGATGAACTTATAAAATCAGAAAAAAATAAATCAAATCGTGGTAGAATATTTGAAATTGTATCTAATCTGATTGTCAGATTTGGGTTTTGTCCTCTTTTTGAAAACGATACATATAATCATTACGAAGGAAACATAAATAACTGCAAATTAAAAAAAGTTGAAGACCAATACGAATACCTAAAAAAATTAAAATCGGCGAAAAGCGGTTCTAGTGATATTACTCTACAAAACAAAATTACTGATGAATATATTTTTATTTCGTGCAAGTATTGTTTTGATGACAATACTAACGATATAAAATATTACGAGGTTCAGGACATTCATTCTGCCATTTTGAAAAATGGGCATAAATATAAAAAGTATAAAATTTACCTCTTTGTAAATAATGGTGAAAAAGTATCGCAATTAATTCAATCAAGTGAAGAAACGAACAAACACCTGAAGGACGATATAACTGCTATAATTGGTTGCGATAAATTGGAAATCTACTTTCAGCATCTTAAGCAGGCTGTACAAGATATTAACATTGAAGATGTTAATACCTTGTTTTGTAATACAAAATTATCACTTGAAAAGAGGTTTCATCAAGACCTTATTACCTATCAACAAATGGAACGCATTGAAGAGGGAGTAAAAGAGTTATTGTTAGCAGCAAAGGCAAGATCTGGAAAAACATATTGTGTTGGTATTTTGTTTATCAAATATCATACAAAATACTTACACCTAAATGCATTGATTATAACACCCGCACCAACTGAAACATTATCACAGTTCACAGACGATTTATTCAAAAAATTTAGAGAATTTAATGGAATAAATATTGTTGAAATAAAAACAGGATCTGATTTTGAAAAGATGGTTCTACAAGAAAATAATATTATAATTGTCAGCAAACAATTATTAGACGATTATGTTTTTGAAAAAAAGATTGAATCAATAAAAAAACTCAATCTGGATTTTATAGTATTTGACGAGAACCATTTTCACGGAACAACTCAAATGTCTAAAAATATTTTAGAATCATATTCTACAAAAAAAACAGTAAAACTGTATTTAACTGCTACTTATGCAAAACCTTTAAGTGAATGGAATATTCCAACAGAATGCCAGTTTTATTGGGACATTGAAGATGAACAATTGTGTAAAAAAAGGGATATAATAGGATTAGTAGAAAAACACGGGGACGGTGTTCGGTTGTTCTTGAATGAAGAAAACAAAGAACATTTGTTAAGTGTTTACGATAAAATGCCAGATTTACACATTCTTACAAATATGATGGATAAAGAAAGATATCATGTAATTAAAGAACAAATTAAAGATACTTCTTATGGGTTTTCAAATGGAACACTTTTAAGTGGAAAATTTCCCAACGAGGTTGATACAATATTAAGATTTATTACTGGAAGCAATCGGGTGCAAGATTATCCCAAAAAAGATTTATCATTCTTTGCAAGAATAAAAAATATGGCTATAGAAAAAAATAGTAGAACCCAATTGAACAATGGTGATTTTACAACCCAACTATGGTTCCTACCATTTGGTATTAATATGCCAATTAATAGAGTAAGTGAACATTTAAAGGATAGAATGATTAAAAATAGTATCCTAAAAAACTACGAAATAAAAATTGTGAATTCCAAGAAGGATTATAAATTGAAAGACGTTAAGGAAGAAATAAAAAACTGGGAATTAAAGGCGAAGGAAAATGGAAAAGATGGGTTGATTTTATTGGCAGGAAATCAACTCACTTTAGGTATTACATTACCATTTGTGGATGTGGTGTTTTTGTTTAATGATGTTGTTTCAAGTGATAAAATTATTCAAATGATGTATCGTTGTATGACCGAAAGTATCAATAATAGCGATAATGACAAAATAAATAGCGGATTAAAAAAAATAGGGTTTGTTGTAGATTTAAACATTTCCAGAGTTCTAAACACCCTAATAGACTATAATGTTCATAAAAAAGATTTGAATGCTGAACAGAAAATATCTTATTTAGTGGAAAATAATTTGATAAATATAGATTGCGATTTATTTCAAGGAAAAGAGAACAAAACCAAATTAGTAGAAAAACTCTTACATATTTGGAAAGGAGACCCTATCAACAATCTAAAAATGAATCTAAAGAGGATTGAGGAATACATTATTGAAATGGAATCAAAAGACCAAAAAATGATGAATCAATATTTTCAAAGTTGCATTGGTGATAAAAAAGTAAATATGAAGGTTAAATTTGATGAAGAAAGCGAAGAACCATTACCATCTGGAAAACAAATAATTAATCAACATGATGATGATATACAAGAAAATCAATCGGATGAAAAAGATGAAAATTGTGAAGATAATGTGGTGAATATTTCACTTACAAAAGATGTGTTACCCTTCATTATCCCTCTGATATGTATTTTGACTATAAATACAGAACACAAAGACATTTTAGAAATGTTAAATGTGATAAAATGTGACCTAACATTGATGTCTGTTTTTCAAGACCAATCATTTATTTGGTGGAACAAATCAGATATTATAAGATTTATTGAAGCGGTTATACAGAAATATGTTAGAAAGAACTCGTGTATATATAATATATCTATTCAAATTAAGATGTCTCTACAAAGTTTATTAGATAAACCAAAGGATTTACTGGAATTAATTGATAGCTGTTTAAAACCAAAGCAAAAGGAAAAACAAGAAAATGGTGAAGTATTTACTCCAATGTCTTCAGTATTTGAATTAGTTGATAATTTAGATAAATACTATATTAAAGAAAATGGAAGAAGCATATTCACTGAGAAAGGGTTCAGGTGGTTTGACCCGGCATCTGGTATGGGAAATTTTCCAGTAGCGGTGTATTTAAGATTGATGGAAGGACTCAAAACACAAATACCAAATGATGAAGACCGCAAAAAACATATCATAGAAAATATGTTATATATGAGCGAGTTGAATAAGAAAAATGTCTTTATTTGTCATCAAATATTCAATATTAATAACCAATATAAGTTGAATCTTTACGAAGGTGATACATTAGAGTTGGATGTTAAAAGTGTTTGGGGGATAGAACATCATGCATTTGACGTGATACTGGGAAATCCACCATATAACAAAGGGGGCATTCGTTCTCATACTGGAAAGCAGCTGGGAGATAAAAATGAAACAATCTGGACAAAGTTTATTGAAAAGTCGTTTGAATGGTTGAAACCCGATGGTTTTTTAGCATTTATTAATCCGTTGAGCTGGCTAAAGAAAAGTCATTCATTGCATAACAATATGTTGGAGAAACATATTGTTTGGTTAAAATTGTGGGATAATTCACAATCAAAGTCCATCATAAATGCAGATATTCCTATTTCGCTGTTTATATTGCAAAATACACTTAATGTAACAAATAAGAAAACGGAAATTACATCAATTCTAAAACGACGCAATTTAACATCATCGTCGGTAGAATATCTCAATCCTAAATATTCTATTCCGTTGGCTTTCCACAGTATATTCAATAAACTAGTATGTTTTATTGAAACAAAAAATATACAGTTGGAATACAAAACAAAAACCATAAAATCATCTGGAACAAAAACAAAAATACCAACCGAATATACACTAGAAAATATGTGGGCGGTTGATACATACACCATCAAGGATGGAATAATGGTTAAAAAAGCCACTGAACCACACCCAGATGCAAACAAACGCAAACTCATAATTTCAAACAAAGCCAGTTTTACAGGGGCGTTTATTGACGAAGGGAAACTCGGGCTGACAGGAAACGATAAATCATATATTCTGGGAGATAATTTGGAACTAATATTGAAAATGTTATCCTTTAAAATTAGTAATATTATTAGTCATTTCACGAAATATAGACAAGACTTTTTGGAAAAGGAGGTTTATACATATCTCCCCGACATACGTAAATTAGGTATTTCTGATATAACAGAAGATGCGTTTTATGAATTGATTAAGTTAACACAAGAAGAAATAAATCAAATAAAAACAGCATCTTCAAAATAAAATTCTTGTTGGTTGTTTATTCTAGTTTGTTCATTTGTTTATTCACAAAAATATCATATTGGTATTTTTTGTTTTTCATATTACACTATAAGTATTTTATTTTTATTTTGTATAAAAATAAAAAATTGATATATATTCTGATGGTTTATAGTTTTAACCTCCAGAACGCGGGTGTTTTAACACCCGCGTTCGTGCCCGATTTT